CTTGTTCCTTGGGTTTTCCAAATAGTTTTATAACTTCATGATCCATTTTAGAATCATCAATATTGAGGGTATCTAAGTATTTTTCGAAGGAAACAATATGGTGTTCTTCAATATTATAGTTTTCTTTTAACCATATTTTAAAGTAATGAGCATCAATTTTATCAAATGATGATTCATAACATTTTTCTCTAAATAGTTGACTTTTGTGGAATTTATTCTTGATATCAAAGTTTCTTCTTTGAACATTCCATGTTTCACAGAACTCTATTTCTTGAGCGTTTAACTCTTTTTGAGCTAATTCTGGTCTCATTTCCACATATTTGCTGATATTTTCTGGAACTTTTCCATTTTTAATTCTCCATTTACTTAATTTTTCAAAAATGGGTAAACCTTTAGCCCATTTTAAGTCAGCCAATCCAGTTGTATATAGCCACTCTTTGGGTGATAACTCTCCAGCAGACATATGAGCAAATTTTTTAAAATATCTGTCTGGCACTCTAATAACCCTGTAAAAAGCTTTTCCATCTCTTTCAGTTCTAAAACAATTAGTACTGCAAAAATCTCCTTGATCGATGGTGCCTTTCTTCAAAAATTTGATAACTTGTCCCAACCCTGTATTCACTCCTTCAAATCTGTTTGTGAATACTTTTTGATATGCAGCGATTATATCTTTCTCTTTTTTCGCATAAATGTATCTCCTAATATACAAGCTGTTGTCATCTCCTGCTACTTGAATGCAATAATCTCTTTCTTCTAATCCTGACAGCTTGGCGACGGTCCTCATATAAAACAACATCCTCATGGTGTTTGCAAAACTGGTATCCATATCTCCTGTATGGACAGTTCCTTCATGAGTGAGAGAAACCATCTTTTTGGGTTTAGGCATAAGAGGCATTCTTACCTCATATGATATAGTGGCTCTGTGATTTAATAGAGCTTCTTTGATAGCCCTAACTGGAAAAGGAGTGTCCATTTGTTCAATCTTTTTGATCACTCCCTTATATATGTAATCGTCAACTAACCTTTTTATTTCGATATGTTGAGTACTGTCAAATGCTTTTCCGTCCCCATCCAATTTGACAGCATCTTCCCCCAATTTATCTGCTATATTAGCGAGATCATAACCCTTATCTATATATGATTTACCGGACATATACCCATCGAATTCTGGCATATTTTTAGCTATTTTTTCCAAAGCATATATAACAGGTCCGGCTAATGCTTTCTTTAAAGGAGTCATATTGTTGATGTTTCGAGTTTTAGAATCAACTGGCCCCTGGGTCTGATCTTCTGACTTAACAAAATTGTTATAACTCTCTATACTCTTCTTAACCTTATTAAAGTCTTTAAATATTTCTTTATTTATACTGTTAACCTCATTTCTCTGGCTAACTGTTATATGATTCCACCAAATATTAAATGAATATTCAAAATTATTAATTAATTTATCAAATAGAGGATAAGCTTCTGTTTGCAAGATTTGTTTAAATATTTTTAAAAATTTTTTATTAGGATAAGGGACAACAGCTCCTTGTCTTTTAAGGGCTGTGCAACTTGCAAACGGGCAATTATGATAGTTAATTATCTTAATAGGATCTAAGCATTCAGGAACTGGTGCTACGACATAGCCAGCTAACATTTCTTTTTGGCAAGACAAAGGACACATTTTTAACATGTTTTTGAAATCCTTTTCTTCCATTGTTCCAAACAATGGTTTTAACCAAGCTCCTGCTTCTGTGAAGGAAAATTTGTGTCTGGCACTATCTACGTTATAATTGTTTGTTTTATAGTAGCCAGGTTGAACACAGCTTTTATAATATTTTTTACATTTTGAGAATTCTTCTTCTCTTTCTTTCCTTCTAATTGCCCTTCTTTCGGAATAGGTGGATCTTCTTTTCTTAGGATATTTTTTATATAAGTACACACAACTTATTAAAAAGATACATGATCCTAAATCGGTTAAGAATAAAATTAATATATTATCATCTACTGTGAATTTTGCTTCTACAGTAGGTAGAAAATTAAACCTTAAATTATTATAAATAATTTTAAATTTATGAACAAAGTTATTTAACATATTTTTATAGAAACCTACTTTGTTACTGGTATGATATTTATTGACACATTTAATTATATAAGCTTCCCAATATTTAGTTGGTGTTAGCAATTGGTCATAAGGGCAGTTATAAGTGTAACCCTTTTTATATATTATATTATAATAGTTATTATAGATATAATTAGTGTAATTTAAGTTGTCTTTTGTGACAAATTTGTGTGTTTGTACTATGGTATTTTTAGCTGCTTCCAAGGCATTTTGCGTAGCTTCCTTAGTTTGTTTAGCAGTTTTTTGCAATATTTCTGAACCTTTCACAACGACGTTTTCATACAATTCGTTGATTGTTGAATAAAACTTTTTCTCGTATTCTTGATACTTATTTGAAAGGTTTTCTTGAGCCTTTTCAAATATTTTTCCCCATATTGTTCTTAGTTTAGCCATTTCTTCTTCCAATTTTTTGGTGGCTTCTTCGTATTCCCTTTGAGCTTTTTCTTGCTCTAGTTTCTGTTTGATTTCCCATTGCTTATATTCTTCCATCAAATAAGAATATGTTCTTTCGTATTGATCACTATAAATGGTTTTTCCTATCTCAACTTGTTCTCTAATATTTTCTAAAATTTTAAGAATCTCTTGTTTCTTTTCTAAATACATGGATTCTAATTGTTGATAGGATGGGATTTTATCATAAACAGATAATACAATGTTGGTGTAAGCATCTATAATATTTTGCATGATGCTGTTTGGAAGATCACTTTTTTCTGATAAAACATCATTTAATTTTTTGATATCAGAAATTTCTTCTCTCATTTGTCTTCTGTAATCTTCATAGAAATTGCTGAACTTTGAAGTAGTTTCAGTCAATTTATCAAGTAATAAAGTGTTTACCAACATAGTGGGATTTGGGGATACTGTCACTATAGAGTCGGTCTCTATGTGTACAGTAGGTGCTTCTTGTTTTTCTTGCACCTTGTTTTCCTCTTCTTGTTCTAAGAGGGGTTCAGATTTGTTTTCTTTTCTAGAAAACTGCTCTGGTTCCTCGTGATCATGGAACTCAGTTCGATTATTATAGTGCCTATTGCGAACACTATTGATGGTGATGTTTTTGAACTCA